CTCGTCGTTCAGGATGCGGTCAAACTCTTCTTCCGTCAGCGTCTTGCCCTTGGTGAGCTGGCCGATCGCGGATGAGCCGCCACCAAACGCCAGGCCGAGAACCGCGGCCACCTTGGCCGAGTCATAGACGCCTTCGAAGATTTCACGCTTATTGTCATAGATGACCTTGGCCATCGTATTCGCGCCGATTTGCTGGCCGACTTCCTGAATCACTTCTTCCAGGGAGTTGACCGTGCCATCCTTCAGGATCTTCAGCACGGCGCCGCCTGACGCCTTATCCATAAACCCAAAGGCGCGGTCGAGTGCGCGGCTCACCGGGATAGCTTCTGTCGTGCCAAGGCCAAAGCCGGAGATCAAAGAAAGATAGCGGGCGGCATCCCCGGCATTGGCTTGCGCGGCCTCATCGGCCATCTGCTCGCCACTCTGAGTACCACCCAGAAGGGCCGAGCCGATCTTCATGGAGCCCCCGGCCATTCTGATAACCGCGGCGCCGGTCAGCATCCCGGCAAGAGAACCCGTGCCACTGCCAAGCTGGCTGACAAATTCACCGGCGCGCGCCTTGTCACCCGGCAAGCTACGCTCGATGGTGCGCTGGACCTCTTCCATTGCCAGGGCCATGCGATTGCGCTCGAACGGTGCGGTGTTCGCACCGGCCAAGGCACCGTAGGCGCGGTAGGCGCCATAGCGCCCAGCGTCCACCAGGTCAGCGCCAAAGCGCGGCACCGATACGGGGGCCGAGACCAAGGCTTGAACGCTGCGTTCAACGAAGTCACGGGTTTTGGTTTTTGTGGCACCTTCTGGATCCGCACGACGAGCGGCCTCTGCTGCCGAATTGTCATAGGTCGTGGCGACGGGAACGCCGCTCGCGCCATAGGTCTCCTGGCCGGTAGGCATGGGCTCGCCTAAGGCTTGCGCGATCCGGCGGGCGTTGAGCGCTTCCTCTTCGCGAAGCTGGGCTGCCGTCGCTTCGATCTGGCGGTTTTCAGTTTGCTGCGAAAGCGCCCGGCCCATCTGGTCGGTGCGAGTTTCATCAGGCGTCATCATTCCAGCATTGGAGCCGACGACGCGGTCATAAGCCTCTGGCGTGCGGCCGAAACGGCGGCTGAACTCAGTATTCTCAACGGCGCGCTGCTGGTTCAGACGCGCTACCTCCTTATTGGTGAGCGTCGTGAATTGGTCGTACTGCGCATTCTCCTGGGCGACCTTGTTGTCCACGGCACCCTGGCTTTGGGGAGCAGCCACATCGGGCGCCCCCTGGAGCACGGGCTTGGGCGGCGGCGGGGCCGCAATGGGTGCTTGCTGGGGCTCGGGCTGGGATTCAGCCACAACGGGCTCAGCGGCAACCGGCTGCTGGGACGCGGCCTGGGCCTGCTCGTCGGTGAACAAGGCCTGGACATTGCCAACTGCGCGACCGGCGAGTGCCGCAGCGCTCTGCGCCATCCCGGTCGGGGGCTGCTGCTGGAGATCCTCGACCGCCTGGCGCGTGTTCGGATCCACGCCCTGGTACGGGTCCAGACCGAGCTGGATCTTGGCCTGGATCTTGGCGTCTTCCTTGCTGGCAAAGAAGGCCTGACCCATCGAGCTCTCGGGCAGATCTTCGGGGGCGCCATATTTAGCCTGGAAGAAATTAGGTTTCGGCCGGGCGGCCTCGACCATGCCTTCGATCTCGGCCTCGCGCTCAAGCTTGCGGCGCTGAAGTTCGTCGAGAGTGGCTTCAGTCATGCTCATTCAGGTCGGATCCTTACTGGCCCTGGGCGGGAAGACGGTATTTGCGGGAGGGGTTTGGTTCTTGCTTGGAGCCATAGAGCTGGTCAAAGCTCGCGCTCATGCCGTCAAAGTCTTGCTGAAGATCAGTGATGGCGCCGCTCGGGATGCGGACCGGCTTGTCACGCAGCACCATCGGTTCTGGCTGGTCCATCGCGTAATTGGGGTTGAGGACGACGTCGCCTGCAATGGTGAAGTCAATAAAACGCTGTGCCGATTCCGGATCTTCCAGGTCGATTGTCGTGCCTTGCGTGCCGCGCTGGGTATCCATGCGCTGGCCGACCAGGTCGCCCCACACATTCATCATGGCGCGAGCGCGGTCTTCGCTGGCTGTCACGGTGCCAATGATTTGCACCAGGGCGTCATCGGCATAAGGCCCGTAGACTTGCACGAGCTGCGGCCAGGTCTTGTCAATGAACTTGTCGATGGTGAGATCGGCAGCGCCCTCGTCCTCAATGCGCTTGACGCCCACCTTGGCAAGCGACATGAGCGGCTGGGCGAACTCGGCCGCTTCCTTGTTAGTCAACGGCTTGGTCAGATCCGGCGTGATGCCGAGGCTTTCCTGGACTGCCAGGCGCTCACGCACGACGAAAACGCCGGATCCGGGCTGCCTGCGCTTATAGCTGTCAGCCAGTTCAGGCGTCATCATGTTGGCTTTTTCGGCAGCCCCAGCGGGATCCTTGGAGCGCTCATCACGCACCCGCTTGATCTCTTTCTCAAGCTTCTCGTAGCGCTTTTGCTGGGCCTCAAAATCAGGCGCACCGGCCTGCGGTTCGGCACTACTAAGAATATCCTCAAAATAGCTGAAGTCACCGCGGTCTTGCTTGCCGTCGAGACCCTCGAGCAGCTTGTAGGTCTTGGCTGCATCATCACGCCGAGCAATATATTTGTTGCGGTCTACATCATCGAGGCTTTCCACATAGGATGCCTCGTCAAAGCCGGTCACACCCATGCCGTTGTCTTCGAGTGAAGCGATATGGCTGTCGACGGTCGATTGCAGGAGCTTCTGGTTCAGCGTGCTGACCCGCTCACTGTCGGCGTCAACCTTCTTGAAATATGTCTGGGCATCACTAAGGGAGGCCTGCTGGCTGGCAAAGTCCATCCGCTGGAAGGCAGGCGTGGCTGCGAAGATCTCAGTGTAGTTCCTCTTGGAAACTGGGATCTGGCCTTTGAATTGATTGGCCAGATGAGCATCAATCGCGGGCTTCGCCCAGGTCGGAACGCTCTCAATGCCGTAGCTCGGCCCCCAGGACCGGCGCGAACCAATATCGAGATGCAGGCTGCCATCATAAACGCCAATGCCGCCGAAACCCAAGGATGAGGCTTGCTGGATCAGGGTCAACACCTGGTCACGGTTCATGCCCCTGGTGGAGATATCGATCGCGTCGCCGTCCAGGTGCTCCGACTTGTTGGCTCCCTTAACGTCAGCATTTTTCTGCTCGCTGCGAAAGCCGCTCGTAATCATCAGCTCAGAGCCATGCACTCCTTGCAGGCGCTGGAACAGGTCCATCGCCACCGGATCCACGCGGCTTAAATCTGCGTCGCCGTCCGTCTTGATGGTGGCAATGCGCTCGCCCTCTGGCCTGGCACCATAAGACTGCGTCACCGCATTCAGGGCAGCACTGTCAAACCAGTCACTGACTTCGCGGATGGCCTTGCGCTTTTGCGCTGGGCTGAGTGGCGCCTGGTCGATCAGGGCAACGGCTTCCTTGCGCAGATCATCGTGGCCTGCATTAGGCTTGACGGCGTCCTTTTTCATGCCGTCAATCACCAGGTTCAGGTCTTCAACCTTGCGCCCCTGGGCCGCTTCTCGGGCCTTGGAGTCGCTGTCAAAACCGAGCTCCATCCGCTTGAGATAATACTTCTCCTGGTAGCTCTTGCGCAGCTTAGGGTCACGGATCTGGGGGATGACAGACTTAGTGATGGTATTGTCAAACGCCGATTGGACCTTGCTCGTGTAGGCAGGATCTTCCGGGTCGAGATCTGCGGTGGCCTGCTCAAAGGCACCACTCGCCTTGACAGCGGCCACCTTGGCATTGAAGTCATCTTCCTTGACGGCATTGTCTCCCAGGCTCTGGCCGATGCTAGTGATCGAGCGGCCGAGCTGGTTAATGCCAGAGAAGTCGAAGTTTGGAATGTTGACCAGGCGTTGCGCCGGTCCGACGTTTACTTCACTGAGATTGTCAGCACTCGGGAGTTTTGGCATCAGCGATATCCATATGTCGTGCTGTAAAGATTACCGGTGCCGGACGCCGAATAGAGATAGGGCGACGGCGCAGCCGAGGTGCCGTAAAGCGAAGGCAGCGAACTACCGCTGGCTGAAGGAATAGAAGGCGCTCCATACTTGGCGAAGGCCTCGGTGCCACCGGCAAGCGCGCCACCAATCGCACCAATGGTGCTGGCGGTCCGATTGGCCTTGGCTACCGCAACCCCGACGCGGCCCTGGTAGCGGTCGAGATTAGCTGCCGTCTGCGCCTGGGCGAGCATCTCACCCTGTTGGACAAATGCTGTTTTCTCGATGCCTCCCATAAGCTCAAGCACCGTGGGATCAGTCGCACCGCCACCCGACGAAGCAGCCACAGCCTGGCCGCGCGACATGAGGAGTTTCTTTTCTCGATCCTTGTCGGCGATGCGACGCGTTGCGATGGCAACCTTTTCGGCCGCGATCTGATTGAGCTGTAACTGTTCAGCCTTGGCCGCAGCCACTTGCGCATTGGCGGCTGCAATACTGCCAGCCGCACTGACGACGGAGCCAATGGCCCCTAAGATCCCTGCTGCCTGACCCATTTCCAAACCTCTTTTCCGTCTAATGTTCTGTCTGTCTTGTGGAACCCCAGCCGCTCTACAAGGCGCTGCGATGTTTTGTATTCATGGTCGCGCGTGATGAAGACCTCCTCGATGCCCATCTCGTGGGCCTCGCGGAATATTCGACGCGCATGCTTGTAGAGCCCACCGCTGTTGCGGCCTGGCAGAAAGTCAAGGAATGCCCAAGCGGTGCCGTGCTCATCGAACACGATGCCCCCAATGGCTACCGTCTTGATGCCGTCGCGCAGGACGTAGCCGAAATAAGGCGGTTGAACCGTCATCTGAAAGAAACGATAGAACTCACGCGCGGTGAGAGGATGAAGCTCCAAGCTCATCCGCGGTCGTTGGTTTCCATGCTGATGACCAGGCCCGCGATGAGGGCCGGATACGGCGCCTGGGTGCGAATGCAAACGCGGCTGTCCGTATCCCAGGAGCCATTGAAATTTGAAGCGTCGTAGTCATACTCAGAAATGACCTGGCCAACGGTGAGTGGCTTGCCCTTGTAGATCCGAGACAGCTTGCTCATGTCTGAAAAGCTACGCCCGATCAGCACACCATCCGGCGCCAAGTGGTTGGCATAGATGGAAAGATGATCCACGCGCTTACGCTGCGTAATTGCCGTACCCGCCTGAGATCCATAAGCCAACTTCACCGATTTGAAGTCTGCATTAAATGGCAGGCCGATAATAGCCGACGTCCGAGCCTGGGCCAGGGTCAATGTGCCACTGACCGAAACTGTCACCAGATTGTTCTGATCGTGCAAGGCCGCTCCGTTTGACCACACCACCACCTGTTTGCCGGCCAGGTGACTAAGCCCTGTGACGGCGGTTGTGGCCGAACCGCTCGTCCACCTGAATGCGCTGTCCATGACATAGCAATCGGTCGCACCTTCGATCTCATCTTGCTGCGCAAACTTCTCAATGTAGCGCTTGGTCACGCCGTTAATCGTGCGCTTGACCACCACAAAGATATCGTCGTCGCTTGAAGAGGGCAGCGAGGCTATCGTCTCGACTTCCCCATCGAGCTCGACACGGCTCCAGCCGATCACGTTGTCTTTCCGGTCGTAAATCAGGAGCGCAATCTTGCCGTCGGATTTCACAAACCAAACGCGGGTGTCAGGCTGGCGCTGAATACAGGCGTCGATTACGCCAGGGCTGCAAATAGACTGATTGAGGCGGGTAAGCTCAGACGGGGCATAGTCGTTGACATCAACATCATAGCGAAGCTCAAGAACCTTTTGGCGATTGCGCTGCACAAAAATGCCCGCCGAGTCCACCGTAATAGCCTGGACGTCGCCGCACCCATAGGTCGAGGCGCGCCGAGCGGTGAATTGTTGCGGGGTCAGAGGCTCGTCAAAGGAGCTTGAGCGAATTGAGATTTCAGCCGAGGCCGTGCCAACAAGCAGACGCTGGAGCGAAATCATCCAGACAATACCTTCGACAGGACCGGCCGCAATGGAGCGCACAATCGGACCGGCATCGCCTTCGGTGAGCGGATCAAAATTGCCGTAATCATCCGAGACGGAGCCATAGACCTTGTCGAGACCAGCCCACCAAAGACGCCCGTCGTGGAAAACCACAGAGCTCGGCCAGGAGCTGTTGTCGCTCCAAGAGCCTTCGCGCCAATCCGCGGTAAAGTTGGTGTCGCCGAATGATGACAGAACCTCGGCATTGACAACCGTCTGGCTGGTATAGCCGGTGACGCGCGCAACCCCGACCTTGGCACCACCGTCATAGCTTAACGTAATGTCAGCAGAACTTGCTGTGAACGTGGCGCCTGGGCGAACCGAGAGCCGGTAATAGACGATCTGGTTGTTAGAGCTACCGCTGTCGTCGCTATTACGGCTTCCGGTCGTCGTGTAGACCGTGGTTTCAGTCCAACCTTCCGGGATGCCATAGGCACGCTCGAGCGAGATTGATGCAGAGCCACCCGTAATTGCAACGATGTTTAGCGTGAATGTTCGGTCGCCAGAGCCGACGCCGGTTACGCGAATATATTCAGAATATTGATCTGAGCCCGTAAAGCGGAAGGAGACGCGCTGCTTTGGGTGCGTCATCTCCATCAGGGTGCCAACATGGCTGGCGTTAAAATAGTTCTCATTGCAAGTGATGGTGACATTACCAGTCAGTGCGCTCGGCTTCATCTGCTCACGACGCGAGCTGGCGAGGAGATAGGGTCCAGCGTTCGTGTAATATTTCACGATGCCCCAAGAATTGTTGCCGCGCCGCTCGATGCGGTACTGCCGATAGCCCGCGCAGGCAATAAACAGGATCGACCCAGATTGCGCATAACGGATCTTCTCGAGATCGGCTTCTGCCCACGGGCTTGTCACCCGCATTTCCTGGCCCTGGATAATGTTGCAAAGGCTCACGATACGTTCAATGCCGGTGGGCTCAATGGCCTCAACATCCAGGTAGACCGTTCCGGTGCCTGGGGTGAATGCGATGAAGTGCTCGCCTTCGGACAGAGACTGGCTCGAGATCAACTGGCCGCCCCCGGCCGAGGTGCCAATGCGGAAGATAACAGGTCCGCGATCGACCACGATTTTGACACAGTGCAGCTTTGCCTGGTCTCCACCCGCCACCGTCACCGTATTGCGTGCGCGGCCATAAGAGTATTTCCCCGTCGTCAGGGTGAGCTTGCCGCCCGAGATCGTCGCCGCACCAACACCCGTGGATTGGTTGGTCCAGCCGGTGCCGATCGCGCTGGCAAAGGTGCCGTTCGTGATGGTGGTAGAGAGACTGGGATAGGTAATCGGGACGCCATCATTCAGCACCCGCATTCCGCCGCTTGTTAATTCGACAAGCGCCGTTGTTGCCGAATTGTAGACGAACGGAATCAGGCGAGCCTTGAGATTGTTGTAGGTCGGCGTGATGTACTTAGTCCCTGGGCGGATGCCCATCGGGCCGAGCACGGTCGGAATGTAGTTGACCATCTTCTCAGATGCCAAACGCATTTTCTCGAGGTCGATGCGGCCGAGCGCTCGCGCATCAACCTCACCGACGTTCAGCGCGTAGAATGGAACCTGGGCCTTCGCCATTAGAATGAGCCCCCGTCAATGTCTGCGGCTGCGAAGATCTTCGGCCAGGCGGCGTTGGTCGTAGCCCGCGCCCAGGTAGATCCGTTGTGAACTTTAAGGGTGTTGGGATCCGTCGTCGTATCCAGCCAGAGCTTGCCAGTGTCACCAGGCGCCGAGCTCTGGATCAGGATAATGTCCAGCAAGCCTGTTGCCTTGAGAGCCGCCAGGGTGAGCTCAGAGACGCGGATCTTTTCCGACTGCGTGAGGCTCGAGCCTGTCAGCATGAGTGTATGGTGCAGCTCATCATTGAATGTCGTCATCCAACGTCACCGATAGACTGAACGTCGATCTGGGCAGGCGATACAGTTCCGACATTGTTGTTGCGCATGCTGTTGATCCAAGCGCTGTTGCGCAGCCGCATGGGCGCCTGGTCCATTGCGTCATAGGTCTTGGCCTGGGAGATGGCCTCAAGCGCCCGCTTCTCAAGCTCCTGGACCTTTGAGGAGCTTTGCGTCAGGCGCTCACAGCTTGTGAAAGCAAGCATGATGGCAACAACGCGGCAAAAGGTTTCCGGCCACAGCCCGACATAATCATCGGCAGCCATGTCCTTGGAGATGAAGCGCATATAGATCGGGGTGACATTGGTATGGATGAGGTTTGCCTCGTCCTTGTAGTTGACCTGGTTGGTAAACAGCGACGTCGTCGAGATCTGAACCGTTCGCAGCCAATAGGTTGGCTTGGTGAAAGCGTAGTTGTAGCCGGGGATACTGATCCCCAGGGTCAGGGCGCCGCTGCGCGTAGCGCTGTCGATCGCCTGGACGGTAAAAGTGTTAACGGACGGGACGCTGGCCAGGATATAAAAGCCGGTTGCAGCCCCGCCCGATCCGATTGTTAGATAGACCCGGCTGCCTGCTGCCAGACCATGCGCAGACTTGGTAACGGTGATGGTGGTGGTTGATTGGCTGTAAGTGCCGGTCGCGCCCTCATTGCCGTTGGCGGTCAGTTGCTGGGTCCGAGTAGCGAAGTTCCAAAGCCCCAGGGTAAAGCAGTGCTCAACCACTCGCGACCAGACCTCATCGAGCTCATAGCGGGCCTCAACGTCATCGGTGATTGTAGCCAGACGCAGATCGCCCAAGTGGCGTAGCGCTGCATTGTAGATCTGGAGCTTGGTGGCCATGTGGTTTTCCTGTCGTTCAAATGTCAGGCAGCGAGCTTGCCCTGGTAGGCATCAGCAGCCTTCTCGGCATCTGACCGGGTCTCGTGTCCGGAAGAGACAACCTCGCCCAGGTGCAGAACGCGCCAGCGGTCATTCTTGCCGCCATAGGTAACTTCAACCGCTTCGGTGCTGCGCTTAGCCTTGGATGCTTTGGGCTCAGCGTAGACGTTGAGCACACGCATCTTGGCAAAGGTGGGGCCAAGTTCGAGAACGCGCAGCACGCAATCCAGCTCGCCGTCCTCAGAAAGGACTTCAATGATGGCGCTGCGCTTCATGCGCTGGCAGTGGTTCGACCAGTAAGACGGGGTCGTGACGTCCTGGAGGGTAGTCCCTGCGGGTACGTTTGCCACCATGTTCAAGCGGACATAGTGAGCGTGATCGAGCGCTGAAGGGTGAAGGGGGTTCATGCATTCCTCATGATTGAAATGGAAAAAGCGGGGAGCCGAAGCCCCCCGCCCTCAGTCGTTAGTCCGTATTGGTCACGGAGATTGCCGTGCCATCCGTCAGGTTAGCAGCGCCAGCAGCGGAGATGGAAGCCACCGCCATGAAGCTGATTGCCGACAGTGAGGTCTTCGCGGTGAGCGAAGTCCACACACGCACGAGCACGACGTCACCGACGCGCACACCGCGCGCCGTGGCATCGGAGATGTACGCCGCGGTATCAACGGTGGCGAGAGCGTCAGTCGAGTCAAGGCTCCAGATATTGGGGCCAGACAGGTTAGACATTGCGCCGCCGACGATCAGGCGAAGTTCAGTAGGAACGTAAGCCATGTGTCATATCTCCTTACGAGAACGCTGCGGTGTCATCAGTGACAACCTTCAGAACACCAGCGTTCTGGAGGATCTTCGATCCGTGGAAGATCGAATGGCGGGCGTAGGAATAGTCGTGCTCGCCGTTGTAACCGATGTCGGTTTTGATGCCTGCCGTGTCAGCCGCATGACCAAGAGCGGTCTTGTGGTAGACATAGTTGGAGGCGGTTGCAGTACCAGCACCCGTGATGCGCGGATGCATGATGTGCATCGCACCCAGGAACTTGAACGGCTGCGGGCCTTCGACCAGGGGCTTCGTGTTGACAAAGTCAACCGAGGTAGCCTGGGAGAAAGTCATGATGCGAGCCATTGCCTTGGGCGTCCAGACGCAAGTGATCTGGCCGTCGTTGTCAACCTGGTTGGCATAGAGCGTAGACAGAATGTCCACGAGCTTGCCGTAAGTCAGCGTGATTGCTGAGCCAGAGTTGTAGGAGTTGGTAGCAGCAGAAAGCGAAGTCAGAATGCTGTCGTCGATTTCCTTGTTAGAAGCCTTCATGCCGCGCTCCTGGAGGATGCGACGACGGTCAGACTGGCCACCAAAGATATCAAAGCTGGTGGCGGTAGCGCGGTGATGCATTTCCTTGAGGGAAATCGTAACCTGGCTATCGGTTTCGTTGGCCGCGGGGATAAGCCCGTCGACGCCACGTTCCTTCATGGTATCGGCCTGGCCGGTCACGAGGAAAATGGCCGAGCTGCCCTTAACCATTGCTTCGTTAGTTACACTGTCACGCAGATAAGACTGGCGCTGCTCAAAGCTGGCGACAAACTCATCGCGGTACAGGACTTGTGTCGGATTGAGCGACATAATCGTACCTTTCGATTGGGGTTTGAATCGCGCGTCAGCTCCGGGTGGCCGCACTTGCGAGCTCGGGGGTGCCGGTCAAAGCCGGGCCGTCCCTCGTCCTGGCGGGGCGAAAGCGTCTGCAATTTTGGGTAGGAAGGTGCTGGGCCGGATAACCGGGTTGTCAGCGGGGTGAACCGTTCAGGTGGTTCAGGCCTATAGGGCGCCCATTAGGTCAGCCCGTATTCGGTTAGTTGCCATAGCGGTTGGAGAGCAGATCAAACTTGATGCGCTCCAGACCCGCGATGAAATCCTGTTCGTAGAAGGCGCCGGATACCGACCAGATGATCTCATCGGTCGACATGAACTTAATGAATACCATGCCATCCATCTCACCGGCCTCGATCTGGCCAGAGGCCTTGCCGAGCGCTTCGATCATTTGGGTCTTTAATTCATCCGGGATCTTATCTTCGGCCTGTTCACGCGCCTTCTGCTTGGCGGCTTTCGTGATGTAGGTGATCTTGTCGTCCTCCATAGGTGGCTATCTCCTGGTCGGTCAGTGGTGAGAACCGGCCGTCACGAAGTCCGCGAATGCGAAGCTCCTGGATGGCCAGCTCCCAAGACTTGTAGGCGTCGGTTCGCCAGTCATATTCCAGGCTCACGCGCGGCGCCGTTCGATCTGCTGCTGGATCCGCATCATTTTGGCTTGAACGTCAGGCG